CCATATTTACGGGCATCGTGATACCCCGGATTTTACGCAGCACCACGGTGACCGGTCACCTTATTTTGACGGCAGCGGCTGCATTTTCAGCCCGGTGTTTTCCGGCGCCTGCGCCACCTTTTTCACCTGGAGCACGACAATAATATCGGTCTTGCTGTTTTCGTCCGATTTTGACCGGAACGCATCCGGCAAAAATGAGAAGCCGGTGTTCGCTTCGCTGTTCTTGGTTTCCGCCAGTCCGCCGAGGACGATAATGTCACCGCTTTTCATATTCACATTGGTCTTAATTTCCCGCTTTATCAGCGTGGGGGAATTGTTGACGCCGGTTTCTGTTTTGGCGAAATTGCTTAACTGCTGGGTCACGTCCAAATCAATCAGGTGCTGTGTTATCAGCGGTTTCACCGTGAAAATCACCCCGCTGCTGCGGTACTCAACCGACTGCACCGGCGTTTTGTCGTTATAGGTCACAGACGACAGTACCGGCACATCTGAGCCGACGCTGAACGTGGCATTGTGCCCCGAGGCAACACGCAGATGCGGCGAACTCACCACATTAAACCGGCTGTCCTGACTGAATAATTCATACAGCGCATCCACCGAACCGCCGGAGAACTGGATAAAGTTGCTGTAGCCGGAAGTCGTGTTAATGCCCACATTAAACCGCCCGGAAAGCAGGTTCGCCGCCAGTGCCATCCCTGAGCCGTTTTTCTCCTGTGTCTGCACCTCGAACACATAAGCCGTGATTTCGGCCTGCTCTGCCCGGGTATCGAGGTCGCTGAGCAGTACTTTCAGGTGACTGATTTCCGCCGGAGTGCCCCGGTAAACAAGAGTGTCGCCTGTCGGACTCAGGTAGCGAGGATTAAGCTGCACAGGGGTATACACCGTCCCGCCGCCCGGTGTCTGCTGTCCGGCCGTGACCTGCGGCGGTGACATAAACACCTGTGACAGTGCGGCATAGAGGTATTCCACCGTCCGGTAACGGGGCGCGTAGGTGAATGAGACGAGTTTTTCCTGCGGCACATCCGGAATGTAACTGTAGATATAATCAACGTTGTTACGGCGGCTGACACGGATATTGAGATTGGACAGATAGCGGGTGATGAAGGCTTTTTCGTCCAGTTCGCGGGTCAGTTTCAGCGTCATGAGCCGGGGGTCGTCCGCCAGTTCCGGCGCCAGCATAAACGGCTCGTTAAACACGTCTGTCCAGAGCAGGGAGACCGCGTCGGGCAGCGGCATTTTTTTAATGTCCAGCTCCGTGCCCTTTGCATAAACACCCCGGGAAAACAACAGTGCCAGAAACATAACCACCGGCATACATACAACAGACCGGAACGCCTGCCGCGGGCGAAAACGACCCGAATCAAAAATAACATATTTTTGCTTCTCCCGTTTTTTCATAAAAACCTCTCAGTAAACATAATTAAAATGATAACGGTAAACCGGCATACAGGATGCGCCTGCTGACGGGAATGTACCGCTCTCCCGGGGCTGAATCAGCAGAGCGGCATACACAATCAGCTATCGTGGAATGGACGGTGTTGCCCACAGAAATAAACACCACAATGTCACGGGCTGACTCTCTCTTAATGAAAAAAATGAATATGAAAAATGTAAAAAAAATCATATAAAACAAAATTTTTCCGTGCCGCTGTTTCTTTCTTTCGTCTGCGACAATCAGGCTTTTTTGCCGCTGAACGCCCGTCAAAGGCAAAACACGCTTTGCAGGGCGGAGGGAGGGGGTGAGTATTTCTCTGATAGTCCCCCTGTTTTAACGGCGGTCAGGCAGCGGATTATCCCTGACGCAGCGGTGTGCCGCCTCCCATGCCTGCGGCATAAAACCCAAACCCCGCCCCTCACCTCACAGCAGGCACGGCGGTTGCCTGCCGGTGCCGCTGACACACCGTGTACTGTCTTCCGGCTCCGGTGCTGCTGACAGCCCGCAAAAACCCAACCCCCCGCGCGGTGCCGTCTGTGGTTCCGGTGCTCTGTCTTCCGCCCTTTTAAAAAGGGCCCTCACCCGCAGTATTCCCTCCGCCGCGGTGTTCTGCCTTCCGTGTCCGGCGAACGGCCTCACCCCCGCACCGCACTTCACCCCGGGAGCCGGTGCCTGCCTGCCGGTGCTGCTGTCCTGTCCTCCTGCCTGCGGCAAACGGGCAACTGAGCCACTGACCGCCCGCAACACATCCCCCTCACCCCCGGGGAAAGAACGGCGGCACGTGCTGCCTGACCCTCCGCATGTTTACCGGCGGCCTGCCTGAGGCAGCCGGGGGCACTCACAGTGACAATGAAACCGGGGAACCTGCGGCCGCAGGGAGTTTACTGCCTGTCACCCCCGCACCGGAGTACGCGGTAACCCGTTCCCCGTCTATCTCTATCTCCTCAGGGATGCTCTCCAGCGGGAAATATAACGGGACATAGCGGTAAAGCCCGGTAGAGGTATCACGGACAATCAGCTTTGATTCCCCCCGGACGGTGATATGCCCGGTCAGGCGTAATGTGGCTGACAGGGGAAGAACGGGTTTAACCGGTCTCTCCGGCGCCGGGGTGTCAGGGACAAAAGACGGACGGGCAACAGGCGCAGCCTTCTCCGCCGGGGCAGCAACAGGAACCGCCTCCTCCGGGGAAGATGAAAAATACCCTGACCAGTAAAAAACAATCAGAACCGGCACCACAAACACCGCGATAACCGGGTAAAGCACACTCAGCAGCCTGCGGAAAAGACTGCGGCGGACAGGGGCGGGACGGGGCAGTTTAACGGGCGGCAGAAGACTGTAAGCCCCCTCACCGTCCGCACCATCACCAAACGCCGACAGTGTGTCATGCACCCCGAAGAAATCCTTCGCCCGGAATGTACCGCTCTCAATGGCGTCACGTTTACGGCGACCCTTCTCTTTCTGCAGAAACGTGCGGTAACGGACAACATGCGGAAGCAGACTTTTTTTAGCCGCAGTGCGCCCGAACTGCCGGGGAAACAGCAGCTCCGCCATCGTGGTGACAAACGGAATGCGCAGACTGTCCAGCCGGGAGAGTTCGGTCACATATTCCGCCATCCCGTCAACCAGCTGCTTATCCAGCATAAACGAGGCCTGCACCTGACAGTACACATCCCAGCCGTATTTACGGGAATTCACAAACCAGTTAATGAATTTAAGCCGCTCCGCATCCTTGAACGTCCGGGCATTCAGGTATAATGAGACCTCATCTATCAGCAGCACCCCGAAGTTCTCAAAATCATCCTCAGGACACCCGCGCCCCAGTGCCATCAGGTCGTCATAGGTGAAATTTTTGGGAATGACCGACACCGGTTTATCCCCGTCCGCCGATAATTTCAGAACATCCAGCGGGTAGTTAGCCGCCACCCGGCGCCCGTTCCGGTAAGCCGAACAGGCCAGCATAGAGCAGTAAAGCCCCTTTCCTGCCCCGAGCGCCCCCGTTACCAGTGTTACCGCCATAACGCCCCCTTATTTGCTGTCCAGTGAATACTTGTATCTCGCAAACATCCGGCGCTTGAAATTCACCAGAAAGTTGAGCGAATACGCCGCCCCGAGCGTTGACATACAAAATGCCGTATTGCCCGGTAACAGACTGATGCCCGTTATCCACCACTCATGGCGGAACAGCAGACTGTCCGACAGCAAAAGCGACAGCCATTCCCGCGTGGCGGTCAGCAGCAGGACATACAGCGAAACCCAGACCCAGAAAAACAGCCAGAAACGCCAGGTGGCAAACCCGATGCGCTTGACAAACACATCAAAAATACCCGCAACAATGACCCACATAACCGCTACTCCTTACCGACATTGCGGTGATACATACGGAAACACGCCAGCGCCGTGAGAAAATACAGCCCGAACTCCACGACACGCCGGAAATAATCATCGTAATAATCACAGGCGGTTGACGTGTCGAAATCAAACTCCGCCTTGACACCCTGCGTAAAATCAAGGGAGGTGTGCCGTTTCAGCGGGATACAGGAACCCGGCGGACGTCCGGCGCGACCGTAAAATTCCGGCGGCAGTTCAAAGGCCAGTGTCAGATCCGGCAGATTATCAAACATGCTGTCCAGAACACCCTGCACCTCGTCAAGCGTCCCCTTGCCGTACGCCTCCATGCCCAGTTCGTACTGCTCTTTCATGGCCTCAGTATCGATATCAATGCCCTCACCGTCCGCTTTCTCACTGAGTTTTTCCATCAGCGCGTTGTGATTGGCATTCATGTCGTCATTGAATTTCTGAATATCACCGTGATAATTACCGCCGGTTGTCCCGCCGCCTGACCCGCTGCCCGTGCCGATGTTCTTCACATCCTTTTGTGTCTGGTCTGTGGTTTTGCGGATTTTCTTAAGCTCAGCCAGCATTTCATGATTGAGGTTAACCACCTCATCCAGCATCATCCCGTTCGCCGAGGATTCCGCCTTAAGCTGATACAGGTCAGATTCCTGACGCACGCCCGACAGATACGCGAGATGACTGTACTGAAGCGTCAGGTCAAGCTTACCGTTAATCTCATCCTCCTCTGCCGTCATAATCGTGCAGACATCATCCCCCATCTGAGGGAACTCAAGTGTCCAGGCATAACACTCATACTTACCGGCAGAATTATGAGACAGCTTTTTCAGCGGAAGACGGGTCGGCGGATTAAGAGTATCCGGCGGATAACCATAACGGCATCCTTTACCCGGGCCGGTGGTTGCCACGTAATCACAGTAATCCTGATAAACATACGCGTAGTACTCAAGCAGCGTGGCACCGTTGACCATCTGCCCCGCCGTTATCCCTTCCGGCCACGGCTGTTTGTACCCGGAAACCAGCGGAAAATCATCGTCCGGGCCTCCTGCGGTCATTTTGCTCGGCGGGTGCCGGATATCGGACTCACCTATCGGTGTATAACGGCCTGAATAGTTCGACGGGGATTCACAGCGGCTTTTGGAACAGTACGAGTAATACAGACAGCCGTCATAGTTGGCGTAATAACCGTCATAGTCCTGCCATGCATCCGAAAACTGCACATTCGGATACGCCTCTTTTTTACGGCAGGTATCCCCCGCCGTAATATCATGGTCAGGCAGTCTGTTGCGCGGTGACCACCACGCAATCACCGCCACCGATGCACCGCTCACCGACTGCGTGGACACATCCGATACCGCCTCCCAGTAACAGCGGTTCACATACCCGAAATACGCCCCCTGAATATAAGCCACTGACGGCAGTGCGCCGTGAAACTGCGGGCGCAGCAGGCAGTCGCTGTCAACGGGTAAATCCCCGTCCAGGGAGCGCTGCTCAGGGGACAGTGACGACAGCAGCCGGAACGGGTTTATCACGTCAGCACGGGCAAGTGAGGAAAACAACAGCAGGATAATCAGCAGAATACGCATTCACGGACTCCGGAAAAAAGGCGGCAAACGCCGCCTTCGTGATGGGAACTGTCAGACAGGATTACCCTGCGGCGCGGGAAATAAAACCTTTGATAAGACCGAAACCGGCTTTAGCCGCAACCACCACGCCCAGAATGGAAAAACCGGCGGCAACCGAGATACCGACCACATCAAGGACGGAGTTGGTAATCGGTGCAACCGTCCCTGCATTGATAAAATCTGTGATTGCCGGAGGCGTGGCATCGGCTGCAGAAGCCGCTGCGGACGCCACTGCCAGTGACAACACAGTAGCAGCCTTAAAAAATTTACTTTTAACAACAGTGAATAATGACATTATTCTTTCTCCGAATAAGTTGATGTAAAAAAAAGACGGGAGATAAACGAGAACAACACACCGGCACCGAATCCCGTTAACATCAGTACCAGCCAGAACGACAGCACCAGATACAACGCTTTGGTGCTCTCATCCAGTGATGAGGACAGTATCGAATCACAGATAACAGACCACATACCGCCCCCGGTTAATCACCGCCGGCCAGCAGACCGGCAATGAAAAAAAGTGAAAAAAATATCAGTGACAGACCTGAAAACAGCAGCGTGAACAGGGTCATGACGGATTACCTTATTTCTTCGCTGTCAGTGACTTACCGTCAAAGCGCAGCAGAGAACCGGACACATACTGATACCAGACCCCGTTATTGTCGCGGGATGTTGCCCATGCGCCCGGCACAAACGTGATATACACCGGCTGCTCGGAAATCTCCGCCTCCACCGATTTCAGGAACTGATAATCCTCCTGGCTACAGGAGTATTTTCGGTACTCCGTTTCACGCACACGCAGCTTTTCATTGTCAAACGGTACGGCCAGAACAAAGCCGAACTTCTCCTTCTGGCGGATTTCTTTTTTACCGTCCGCACCGGTCACTTCCGTTTCCTGTATGTCAGAAAGCACATGCGAAAAGTGCCCGCCCTGAACGGCTGCGCATTTAAAACCTTCCGGAAGGTTGTTTTTAAACTGATAACGGTCAATAAGATTTTTCATAAGGTACGTCTCTTTAGTAGTGGCGACAGTTATTGTCACGAGTCCGAGGAAAACAAAAGCGTCGCAGCCTCCTCCGTCGGCTGAGGCGCTTTTGTTTTCAGAAGACACAGGGAAAAAAGCACTTTTTGCCGCTGACATCAGAGCAATAACCCGGAAAACAGGCAGAAAAGCACAAAAAGAGAGCAGCACACAAAGCGGGGAATGTGACGCTGTCACCGGTAACCGGTTTGCCCTTCTCACAGCAGATGATCCAGAAGACCGGGAAGATGAACGCCGTCCTCGTATTCATCCTCAAAATCGTCCTCACCCTCCTGATTTTCCAGGCAGTCAAGGAATCCCGGGTCAAACTCATCTTCACGGCGGCGCAGCAGCGTCATGGCAATACGGTCAGCTTCTGTCATTTTTCTTACCTCACAGGTGTTAAAGCGGGTGATAAAAACGTGGTCACGGTAATGAAATCCGTACACACTTTCGTCGGCTTCTTCGTCATAACCGTTGGTACGCGGAACACCCGCCACCGTCTGGGTCAGGTAGTACGGACGCACCACATTCTTAGAAAAAAAGCCGTTATTCAGTTCGATATAACGCCGGAAATCCCCCTCATCCGCCGCCTGACGGAGCGCTTCAAGCTCCTGTTTTTCCGCGTCGGTGAAATGCGTCAGGGAAATATCCCCGGACGACAGCGGGGCGCGCATCCGGCGTAACAGGCGGTAGACCGTCACACTCGGACAGCCGTAGAACTGGAACAGGCGAATACCGGATACCCGCGACCAGACGGACACCCGGCTCACAGCCTGCTGAAAGGTGGCGGATGAATGGTGATCGTTCAGGGATTCAGTCCCTTTTGCGTTCTCAAATCCGGCCATTTTGGTGATGTACTTGATGATGTAGGAAAAGCCGTCCCCTTTCTCCGGATCCACTTCGGTGATTTTAATGCGGTGTTCCTGTGCGCCCTTTTCATCCGGACAATCCCGTAACGCCTCTTCCCGGAAAACGTCCAGAATCTCAGCACACAATGACGGTTGCGCATAGAACAGAAAGTTCCAGTGTACGCAACCGTCCGCGTGCGGCTCAACGGTACGCAACCCCGGTATTTTGATGCCTGATTTATTCAGGCGTTTACGGATCCGGGTAAAGGTGTCCAGCAGCCACTGATGGGAGTCCCGGACGGACGGCATACCCGCTTCCACCCATTTCGGATTTTCCGTGTGCCATTTTTTACCGGTTTTGCGGTTATGCAGCGTGGTCACGGAATGGAACCGTGACGGACAGGTCAGCACCACAAAATGCCCTTTCAGGCCGGACGATTCCGCCAGTGTGCAGACCCCTTTCGACCGGACAATCAGCTCAGTGACCCGGTTTGCCTTATTGGACACCGACGCGTCAAACGCCTCTTTCAGTGAGCAGACCAGCTTATCGTCAGCGTCAAAAATCCCCATCGACTGTAAGAATCGTTCGGTACGGGTATCTTTGCGCTGATAGTGGGACATCAGCCAGTCCGGTGAATACGGACGCAGCGGGGTCAGCATCATCAGAATGCGGGAGATTTCCATCACACGGGACAGGCGCAGGCGGTCAATGAACCGGCGTACAAAATTCGGGTTCATAAACCGGTAAATCACCCCCGGATAATCGTGGGTTTTCACCCGTTTCAGCACGGACTCGCGGGGGAAATTAAAATCAGTGTCAACCTGTGCGGCAATGACATCCACGAACACCTCACAAAAGAGATCAACCTCTTTCGCGGAGACCGGAATTGACCATAACGGCGAATCCGACAGGGTATTAACAAAATCCGTGGCGGTAATCTGCAAATCAGCATCAGAGCAGAACAGGTTTATATTTTTGCCTTTGCCGTCCGGTGTCACAGACACCAGTGCATAAGCGGCTTCCAGACGGGCAACGGCTTTTTCGGTGCCGAGTCCGGTGACCAGATGGCAGAATGCATTCGCGGCAGAGACTGAAAACGAGCCGAAGCCCGAACACAGGTACGCCGCATACCGCCGCCAGTCCACGGAGAATGCCGTCAGTTCCGGCTCATGCGTGAAGATGATCCGGTTGATGCGGGAATCCAGCCGGGGCAGGAATTCAGATTCGGTCAGTCCGAAACGCGCCTGATAACGGCGGCAGGTCAGTAAGAAGTGCGCCCGGGAGCCGGACGCCTGTGTTTTATTATGATGATATTCGTGCTGTAACTGATGGGGCTGGTGCTGACGCGAAGAAAAGGTGAAGTAATCGTTGTAACTGTTCAGTAACTGAGCATTCAGCACATCCCTGTCGGGGTGCTGCTGAAAATGTTGGCTCTGTTTACTGGCTGATAGTTGCACCACTCACCTCAATGTATACATATTACGAATTACATTGAGGCAAAAAGTACACCTGTTTCAGATTACATGTCAACCGGTAATTGAAAATATGTGTACATGTTATAGGATGGAATATTAAGTACGTCACATACGGAATAAGTAAAATGAAAGAGCCATTGAAAAAAACAATTCGCTTAAAAGATAGTGAAGCCATTGTTTTAAAAGATATTTCTTATGAATTAACAAAAAAAAATATAATGAATGGGCGTAAAGCAATATACAGAGAATCCGATATTGTTCACTTTATACTGGAATCAAAAATCAACATGGTTGATGTTAATGAGAATGGCGAATTGATATTGAAAGATGAAAAAAAATAA